TGTAACCTAACATAGCAAGAAACTAACATTGTTTTTAGTTTGAGTCACCTTCATATCGACAGGTCCACATGGTCAAGCTATACTTCTTTCCCCCACGCAAAGGCAGAACCTTATGTCCATGTGTTACCATAGATGGAAACAAAATGCACTGTCCAACTTTTACATTCTTGTTTGTAAACTCTTGTCTGGGAAAAACAAGCTCCGCTCCAGCGTAATTGTCGTTGAGCTTTACGCTGCCTGTAAACAAAGAGGCATCAGTATGCAGACCTAGTTCTGTCTGTGTGTCCATAGAATAACGCATAGTAAAAGCATCACGTAATCCAAGGTAGGCTTCTGGATGCCAATGCTTCTCGCATATCTTACTAAGCTTATCTGCCCATTGTGCTGATATCTCGTCCCACAGACCTAGTTCTTTGAGCCTTATCTCTTGTGCTGGGAATTTATCCCCATCAAGCTCACCCCATCTACCAAGGCTTTCTGATGCTTCAATATATCGTTTGCACTGATCTGCTGACATAAAGTCGGTCACCAGTATTTCTGGCGCAATCTCTTCGTACTCAAGACCCTTATGGTATGTGGGAGATAACACCTCTGCTTCTTCTACATAGCCAAATTTATCTGCAAGATTTTTAAATCTTACCTTTGCGTCATCTCCACCATTCCCATGATAGATACATGGACAGCACATGCCGTTTGCTAGTTGACCGCTAATAATGTCAATATGATCATCGCATTGAAAGATGTAGCCTTCATAGTCCAAATTGACAGAATCAGTAGATTGCCAATCAGATGACAGGAATCTTTTCTGCATCCATAGTTGATCATCAGAATCATTGGGCACTGCTTCATTAAGAAACTCCTTAAGCACACCCACCTTGCCTATGTAAACACCACTGTTCAAATACCTGTAGAGTGTTGACAAGGGAAATTGTGAGGCCATTGTCGCATCAGGCCAGCACTGCCGTTCCGCTGCGAATATAATATCCGCACCCATGTCCTCATATCTCTCTAGGATAGTAGGCAGTGTATCGTTTATGATAACATCATACCCATCCACAAATAGAACCACATCCCCATCATGCAGAGATTCAAGGTGGTTGCGTACAAGATTAATCTTCTGGCCCCCGCCTTGGGATTCCATTGTGCCGCCCATCCAAGTTACTTGGCGACCTAGATTTAAGTACGTTATCCCGTGCGCTTTTGCAGATTGCTCTAAAGCCCACATTTTACTTTGATCTGTTCCAACGGTTAATACATGTACCTGCATTGATTCCCCCTCAATCGTGCTTGGCCTAATTTCCCTAGGTATCTGCGTCACAACTTCTGGTGTGTAGAAAAAGTTAGATTGAACTTTTAGCTTAGCAGGCACCCACTCATCTACAGGAATAATAGCATCCTTGTAGCCTTCTATCAATCTCTTGGCGGTTTCTGGTCTAATAGCGTAAGCATGACAATTATACCAATAGCCAAGAGTATTAAGACGGTATCCCAACCAAACGCTGTCATGCTCTTTTAATAAAGTATCAACCGCGCTAGGATCAATATCTTCATAGACTGCATCCTCTTCAAGGATTATTCCATTACGATTAGAAGCGGCTATTTTCTCCCAAGTCCTAAGATGGCTTACGGCACAGCCAAACTCCGTGACTAGCAGGGGCCTGTCAAGTATTGGATCACGCCACTGTGTATCTCTAACACAGCCCGTCTCCCTCTCTACCGTGTTCCAATCTTTTCCTCGTGCATCATACGCAGATCCATGCAGAGAAATCTGATATATTATTGCCACCTTGGGCCTTCAAACCACGCAACAAGACTTTTCCTTGTGCCGCTAGTAATAGGCAGAACTCTATGCTGCAAGTAGCTTGGGAAAACTAAAACCGTTCCCTTGAGGCGGGATGAAGCATCTGGCGTTTGGCATTCTATGAACTCAAAGCCGCCGCCCTCATATTCGCTTGTGTCTGAAAGCTGAACTGTAACGCTTAACTTTCTATCTCGCGCCTCGTTACCATTCCAGTTTACATCTATATGCCAATCGTAATGACCACCCTTGTTAGCATGATACTCTGTAAATTGAATGTCGCATATATTTTCTAATTGGCAGCGAAAGGCGTTATCGTTTGCCGTTTTAACATACTTCCAAAGAATATCTTGAACGGCCTTATTGCCGCTTAACCAAGCAACATCGCTTGACCTTACGCTTGTGTCTGCATTGTTAAAAGTCGTTGCTGATTGCGTATTAAGATTTGAAGCCTCTGTAAATATTGTTGATAAGTCTGTATCGGATAAACCGCCAGACCACATTTGCCAGTTTTGTCTCATCTATCACCCCCCAATGAATAAATTAACTTGGTTTTGCAGGCCAATCGCTATCATTTAAAACGGGCCAATTCGCATGGGTGGTTATATCACGCAGAGCCTGACGGTAAGCTGTTTGGTCATCTGTCATTGTACGATCTGATACAGCCCACCAATCTGTTTCACTAAGCAATGCATTTCGTATTTTTCTGCCCTCAACCGTGGCGGCATTTATAGTCATAAATTTCTTCCTTAACTTAATGTAAATATCCATATACCTGTCGCATCACACGCTGTGGTGTTGGCGGTTCCAGTCAGAGTAACATTAGAGCTTGTTGGTGGAATATTGAAAGCACCCCTTAGACAAGTTCTGATGCTAGTAGTGCCATAACCCGCTGTACTTGATGTGTCAAAAGAAGTAACCGCTCCACTTAAAGTAGCTGAATTACTAGAACCAGAGCTTGCATAATGAGCAATCCCCAAAGTGCCAACGGAAGTTGAAGGAGTTGCTGTCACGCTTGATGTATATGGTGAGAAAGAACTACTACCACCACCTGCCTGTGCAAAGACCTTACTAATCGAAACATTACCAGAATTAGAAAAAGTGGGCCTGTAAACAAAGCAAGTCCGTTGCCCATATACTGTTCCATGAACATTAGAAGGATTTTGAAAGCCAGAAACACTTGTTCCACTATCGGATGCTCCAGCAATTTTATAATTCACAAAAGCATATGCTACTTCGTAATTGCTTGGCTTGTAATACCAAGAGGTAAAATTACCGCCCATGCCTGATGTCCAGCCTGATGGAGTTTCAATTGAAATCCCATATCCTTGAGAAGTTGACAGAATTGCATGTTCAAGCATTACAATCAAATCACCAGATTGAATACCAGTAGGCAGTGTATGGGTACTATCTGGCTCTGCAAACTGTTCCGTATTTGTGGCTATAAACTCAAAAGAAAGGCCTGATAGTTCTTTTTCACCAACAGAATACCTAAGAACCGCTGGAGTAAGACTAGCATCCGCAGTCATTTTCCCTGATATTGTTAAAGATGAACTAGATGTAAAAACATCGGATTTAGCAGTATTAAGCTCCGCTAAACTCAAAGTTTGTTGTACCGTAGTATTATCTGCTTTGTACCCAGTAATACCATTAGTTCCGTTTAGTATTAGTTTTGACATAATATCATTACCTTCATTAAGCAGCGCTCATTAGGGTTTCGAGGTGGTGCTTGTTATTATTTCTATCGATTATAAATTTTTCAGATTCTCCGTTGAAAAACTTAACGCCTTCCATCACAAGCAGACCATCTACTAAATCTATGCCCTCTACATGCTCAGCAAGTTGTCTGGGAAAAATAGAAATATTACCGCAACTTAAACCAAGGTCAGATGAGATTTTCATATCAAACATCAAACTATCGTCCACGCTTGTCCATTATTAACAGTAACGGTTACGCCGCTGTTGACGGTTATTGGCCCCGCTGACATCGCGTTGTATGCGCTTGTTATTGTGTAACTTGACGTAACTGCCTGTTTGTTTTCCCAAAAAGGGTTTCCGCTAGTGTTTTGGAATACTCCATTAAAAGAACCAACAGTCGGTCCAGTGGGGCCTGTAGGGCCAGTTGGTCCCGTTGGTCCCGTTGGTCCCGTTCCACCTGTTGACCCTGTTTGGCCCTTCTGACCTTTTTGTCCTGTAGGGCCTGTGCCACCTGTCGGACCTTGTGATCCTGTTGGTCCAGTGGGGCCAGTGTTTCCTGTCGGCCCAGTCGCCCCAACCTCGCCCTTTTGCCCCTTCTGTCCTGTTGGCCCTGTACCGCCTGTTGGACCTGTAGGGCCGTCTGGACCCGTTGGGCCAGTCGGGCCAGTTGGACCCGTGCCGCCAGTATTACCTACTTCACCCTTCTGGCCCTTTTGCCCTGTTGGGCCTGTTGGCCCTGTGGGGCCTGTTCCACCAGTATTTCCAACCTCGCCTTTCTGGCCCTTTTGACCAGTCGGACCCGTAGGCCCTGTGCCGCCTGTAGGCCCTGTGCCACCTGTCGCGCCTACCTCACCCTTTTGGCCCTTTTGTCCTTGAGGACCGTCTGGACCAGTAGGTCCGTTTGGCCCTGTCGGGCCAGTTGGTCCCGTGGGGCCAGTAGGCCCAGTCGGTCCCTGCAACGCTGCATTAGCAATAGTCTGCTTTTCCCAAGCAGAAGCACTTACATCGTAAACAGGAATAAGATCAGAAGAAACCGCATCTGTGCCCGTAGCAAAACCTGTAAGAGAAGATCCTACATTTGAGCTATCTGTAACGTCAGCGTTGGTTTCTATGGTGTTCAACTTTGTACCATCAGTTGCGATATCGCGTCCATCAACCGTGCCCGTAACTGCCAAGTTACCCGTAACCGTGGCACCAGAAGATGTTGCTGCAACCTTGGTAGACCCTGCGTTCTGCAAGATGTTCAGATCACTGGCTACCGCACTGATAAAGACAACAGCATTCCCCGCGAGGCTGATGGCATTATCTGCGTTTGAACTCTCTTGCACAGTTCTTGTAAGGCTTGTGCCAGAAGCGGTATATGTACCAGTGCCTATTTCAAAGTTAGAAAGTTCTTCAATGACGTACTGCACTACGTCACCGTTACTAACCCCAGCATCTGCGAAACTCTGAAACCCCGTAGACGCACTGCCAAGTGTGATTGTGCCCGTACCCGTGGTACTGGTTGTCATCTTGGCTCTGTTAAAGAGCTTCGCCATGATACTGCCTTATGTTAGTTGGACGACACCGTTGCTTGGGCTGAAGTCTAAGGTGAAAGTATCACCGCTGTTCAGCGTCAATGAGGTGCCATAGTCATAGTACCCAATGATTGGATCTGCTGGAGAAGTAACCGTATCATCAAAGATATAGATGTAACGGAAGGGACCAACAGTACCAGAGGCAGTGAGCGTAAGATCTGCTACAACCAGCTTATACACACCGCCAGACTGGGATGATGAGCTTGTAGTTAGGTTACGAGAAGAACAGTTGCTGTAGCTAACCTGTGTAAGATTACCAACAATACCGTTACCATCTGCGGTTGGGTTACTTGATTCACTTCCCGGCGCAGTATTTGTTAGAGCAACCGCAAGCTGGTCGCTTTCTAAATCCATATTGTGGACTGCGTTTACCACAAAATCGTTTACTTTGTTAAAGCTCGCCATTTAGATAACTCCTATCATGCTATGCGAATTATAGCAGATGTGGCATCCGCTACGGGGAATTGTATTTCAAAGGTACTATCACTAGCAACCCTGTCGCTTCCAAAGTCTAACACAGCAACCGCTTTATTAGAAGCACTCGCGTTATAGATCAGCGCCCCCCTTGCTGTAAAGCTTGCGTCAGTCCATGAAATATTATCAAAGTCCACAATAGCCGTTGTGCCAGAGGTCTTTGGAAATGTAGATGTCACTGTCAACGGCTTGCCCCCCGCAGTGTATGCCGTTCCAGTTGTATTAGTTATTTCGTTTGATGTACTATAAACAGTTGTATCCGCACCCAAAGAAGCCGCGCTAGAATACAAAGCTATCCTGAACGTATGTGCATCAAAGTCATGCTCTGCCTTTAGAAGCTCAAGCTTAAAAGACGTACATGTTGTTTGAGTAATCGCCATAATAGCACCTTATTGTTTTTGCCTGATTACGCGACCCACGCGGTAATCCTGAGTGGTTTCTTTTGCTTCACCTAATAGTTTTAAACCCGACAAACTTTCTTGATACCGTTTGTCGTACATCGCCATAACATCTTGCTCGCCCTTCATAAAGATGTACGCCTCAATTAAACATCCATACAAAAGCGTTAACTCCGCGTTTTGACTTAACCAAGTGCTGCCGCTCGCGTCATCAACTAAACTTGTCGGTCGATAAAAATAGTGCAATTCCGCGTTTGCGGCAGCGTTTGGAGTGGGCGCTAAAATAAAGTTATCTGTGTTGAAAACAGAATAATACTTTGCGGTGCCCGTTACAGAAGAATCTGGAGTGTAGGTTTGTAAAAAACTAACATCTTTAAATTCAAGAAATTCTTTGCTTCCACTTATCTCTAAAGATAGCGAAAACGGAGCCAAAAAGTCAGTGGGTTTGGCAAGATATTTATTGGATGCAGAAACGTTTCCCGTAACGTTCTTTCTAAAAAAATCTAATTGTACCGTTTTTAAAATGCGTTCTTCGGCAATTTTAATGAATGTGTTTAGATTGTTTACAAACGTAGTTTCACTGTTTTCAGTGTAATCTTGTATCGCCTGCTTCAAGGTAGTTAATGTAAAGCTCATGTTATCACCACCGTAACTGTTCCTACCAAGGCAAATGGGGCTAAAAGATTATCAGGTGACACTCCGGGTATCCCGGCAAACCCTACTGGCGCAAAACCATGTTGGACTGCCCTTTCCTGTACCAGATTTGGCTCTGGTCTAGCGTCTCTCAACGCCTGCGGATCGTTAACCTTTCTAAAAGGCCCTAATTGAGGATGCTTGGGTTCATATTCGTCTGGTCCTACCAGTAAGCCATTCCATTCCCGCTTCATGTCACGATAAAGATATCTCTGACCACTACGATCAGAGATTGCAAAAGCGTGTTTTCCTGAAGCAAATTTACCCATTATCCTGTTCTGTAATACTCGTATCTTGGAACAACATTAAACGAGGAACGATCCCTGTCTTCCGTTGCTGCACGTTCAAACTCTTCTTCATAGACTGCTTTTAACAGTTGCACTCTGTTTGGCGCTCTTTTCAAAGCAATGTAATACGCGAGCCCTGCCGCTAAACAAGGATAAAAACGAAATGGTAAATCCATTGTGTTAGTGTACACATCCGCATCATCTATGCGTGTTAAGGCGTCAAAAATCACTAAATCGGTGGTATTTTCAGGGGTGGGCCAAATCTTTAAGTTTGGCGTAAGCTGTCGATCTAAGAAAAACTGATTAGGTCGTCCCTGTGTTGTTTTTGTAGGAATGTTGAGAAACTCATCACGACTTAAACGTTCAAGAGAGTAATCGGTCCCGTCCCTCCGAACTACTACGGAAAGAACGTCGATGACGTCCGTTCCTAAGTCGTATTCACCGTCGCCAACAACCAACGTTACAGAGCGTTGTTTGATAGTCCACTGGTTTAACCCACGATTTGCCCAATCTGCAAGCAACAGGTTCAAAGAACGTTTAGCAGTTTTGAGGTCGTAACCAGTACGAACCTCAAGCCCACAGCGCTCAAAGGCTTCTTCAACGTATTCGGCTACGTCAAGCTCAAAATCTGTGCTTCCAGATACAGCCATTTTACTTCTTCTTTACCATTCCGCCTTTGCGCATCTTCTTAACCATTCCACCACCGCGCATCTTCTTAACCATGCCGCCAGCCCGCATTTTCTTAACCATGCCGCCAGCCCGCATTTTCTTTTTAGGACGCATTGCCATTTCTAAGTCTCCTATACAGTTGATGTCTGTGTTCAAATAGTTCCTTGGCGTTGTAATCTTCTTCGTAAGGCTTATAATAGCCTCTTTTTGCAAGTTTGTCTGCGCTTTCTTGCAACTTACTCAACCGTTGTACAAATATCATAGCATATTCTTGATCCACAACAGGTTCAAAAGTTTCAGATGGTTCCGCAACAAAATCATTTGGCTCATCATGTGGGTGAAAACCCATCAACCAAATATCTCTATCAATGAACATCCCGTCAGCAATGCACCCATTGAGATTATGCAAATATTCGTGAAAATTTTCTGGATCTTGCTCATAGTTAATATCCACAATTATGTTAAGATCAAAGTTATCGTCAAACTGAGAAATGGACGTATACAAAACCTGAAAGCTAGGTTCGTACTTGAACATTATAGATACTTTGTGGTCTGCCCAAGCCTTTTGCGCATAAGGACACGGAGGCAACCCTCCAAAAAAAGAACTATTCGTTTCTAAAACGTCCTTAGACCACTGAAGTATTTCGTGGACAATTCCTTGTTCAAGCTTAGGTTCAAAAAACTCAACGCGCATCACGTACTCACGGACCCCGACGTAAACTTACGTCGATTGGAAAGCACTTTCCCGCATCCTCTTGCTACTACTTTCCCGTTTTTCGGGCGCGGGCTTTTCCTTTTGGCTTTTTGGTGCGAGATTTCGCCGCCGAATCTTGCGTTTTGGACTTCTGCGGCTTTTGTGTTTTTGACGACGGTTTTGCCTTTTGCGCCTTCACGTTTTTTCTTTGCAGCGGTGGATCTTCTTTCGCTTTTGGAGAGAGATCTTGCTTTGGACGCAGGAAGACAGCGATCAGGGTTTTTTTTATCCTTAGACGTACCGCATTTGCCAGCGATCTCACCGCTTGAGTTAATCCTAACCCAATTCTGATCACGCCATTTTTTAAGCTCGCCCATTTAAGCTTTTCCCTTAGACTTCTTAGCATAATTCGGATCCTTACAATATTTAGATGCAGCCATATTAGCGTATGCTGATGGATATGTATCAAACGTGCGCTTCGCCCAAGCCTTACCCTTTGGACAGATCTTACTTCCTTTGCTTTTTGATGAAGCCTCCCCACCTTTTCGAAAGTAGGTTAAACCCTTGGGGGTTTTATTCTGCTTTGTACGCTTGGACATTGCCGCCATAGGCTTTCTCCATCTCTAGTTTTATGTATTCAATCTGAGTCGCCATTACCTCGGTGCGCTTGTCCACAGATATAAGAGTTTCCGTTGTCCAACTCGCCCACGCGTAGGATACCGCCCCAATAAGACCTAAACTTGTAGACAAAACAATAACCAGTAACGGACGTTCTAACATTTCCAACGCTTCCTAGCCTGCCGTAAACGACTATTTGGATCTTTAGCCGCTTTAGGGAACTTTTTCATCTGACCCGCAGAACGGGCGCAGAAAGATTTACGTCTCTTTGCATCCTTGCTGCCTTTTTTTACTTTTCCCGTTACCGCTGTTTTTAACTTGGAACCGGGGTTTTTCTTTCTATATTCTTTTACGCCAGCTTCTGTCATTCCCGCCCCTTTTTTCGTAGGGCGGAAATTCTTTTTATTGCGCTTGGGCATCTTGTCGTCGCGCTTAGAAGCCATGATCAGCCCTAACTAAAGAATATAGTTAATGCCGTGACATTGGTTGCAACGCTCACATGGATATCTGACGTAAACAAAACCCCCTCGTCCGGAATATTTACCGAATGAGTTTGAGATTGTGAAAAGTCTAAATCAACCACGGTTGCACCGCCATTTCCGTCGGTCATGGTTAACCTTCCCGCACCCGCGGCGGTCAAGACTTGAACCTGACGGAGCCGCGCACGACCCGTAGAGGCCGCTCCAGCCCCCGTAAGCCGTTTAGCCCTTACGTCTGAATTGGCCATTCAAGCCTCCTTTAACCAAGGTTATTATTCTGAGCGTACAGAATTGTAACCCGAACTTCACCCGCATTAGTTGCCGCGGAAGCAGTAACGGTCAAACGAATATCTGCCGTTCCGGTATCTTCCCACGCCAATGCGGCTCCCGCTTGCGTAGTAGGGTATTTACGGCCCGCAGAAGTTCCGATTGCAAAAGTGTTAAGGATAGATGTTGCGCCACCTACGGTATCTCCAACACTTAGGTTGGTAGCTCCGCTTGCCGCAGTAATAACATCAATCACACAATCAATAATTTGAGAATTTGCAGGAATAACAACATTAGTTGTGGCCGCAGCAATAGCACCGTTTGATAAATCGGCAGCAAAAGTTTGAGACATGACTACTTGACCAACGTTTGCAACGTCGCTTCCAAGTGTAGTGCCGGTGGTGTTTCGGATGGTCCCGGCCTTGATTGGACCAGAAAAAGTCGTAATACCCATGTTAATCTCCTGTCTGGGTTAGTCAAACACACCGTGTGTTTGTCAGGGATAACTAAAGCATACAGTAATTTTTAAAAAAAGAAAGGGGCAACCGAAGTTGCCCCTAAGTCGAGAGTGAGGAGAATAATGAAGTATCCTCCCCCCTTATAACACACTTTACGCGCCGGGTGTACCAAAAACACAGCGCCAGTCAGAAACACCGAAGCTATAACGCTCACGGGCCTTGAAACGCATGTTTCCTGTATCAAAGTCACCTTCCATCGCAGTCTTGATGGCTGAACGGTTGAAGTATTTGAAACCGTTTGGAGCATCAGTTTTGATGAAGAATGCGTCAGTGTCTGTAAGGAAGTGGTTTACAGAAGCACCTTCTGGCAACATACCCATGCTGCGCATCGCATTAGTGTCATTGTCGGCAGTGCCGGGACGTAGATTTGAATTAAGCACACGTTCCGCAATAAACTGAAGTTCTTTTGGAATAATCAGTTTCATGCCGCGTACAGCAATTTTCAAACCACGCTCATCAGTGAAACCTGCAATATCAATCAACATTTGCTCTAGGGACGTTTCATTTAAATCCGCCGCTGTTGCAAGAACGTTGTTCTGATTTCCAGACAATGATGGGTGTGCCGCAGAACACAGAGCCGCACCGTCACCAATCGCATTGGCACCTGTGTTGAACGCATTGTTCAAGATAGAAGCCGCTTTGATTTGCTTTGTCTGCGCCATAGAGCGAGCCAGAGCTTTTGTGTAACGAGATGCGAGACGATCATAAAGATTGTCTTCAATTGCTTCTTCCGTAATTGAGAACGCAAGAGCAATTGTCTCATGTGTGTAACGCGCAGTGTAAGTTTCCTGTGCATCATCAAAGTTGATGGCAGCGCCTTCAGCTTTAATAGGTGCCGTGGAAAAACCACCGAGCATTACTTCCTCTTCGAATGCACGATCCGAAGACTCTTCTTCAAAGATTTCGGCATGTTCGTTTTCATAACGATCATACTCAAGTCCGAACAAGGCGTTAAGGCCGGGTTCCAACTCTTTCGCTAATTGTGCGCGAGAGATAGCCATATTTCAGCCCTCCTTAAATGCCAGTTGACAATGACGTCGTTTGCGAAGCCGAAGCAGCAACAGGCGCATTGTGGTGGAAGTTAAAGCGAACAACATAGTTCACACCAGCCGCATCATAATCCAAGTTGGCTTCATCGCCCGTAAGGCCGACAACGCGCATGAACAATGTGGCTGTGTTCGCCACCGTGGAGATATCAAGCTCCGCAGTAGAACGACCATTTGTGGTTGAACCCGAAGTTGCTGTAGCCAAAGAACAGTTTGCAAAAATGTTCGATAGCGCGGTTGCACGATCAGTAGACGAAGTGTCTGCCGCAACCATAAACAATTGATTTGGGTTATCTGCCACAAAGGCTTTTACAGGGTGGTTCGTATCAACGCTTGCGCTGTTTGAACCGGGCCAATAGTTCTTGAAAACTGGTTTCTTTGATGAACTATCAACGTACTCTACGCCCATTAGGACTCCAAGAGCAGGAACTGTACCACCGTTGGCATTGCCAACAATATCGACTACTCCAGCCGCCAGTGGGATAACTGGCGAATACTGGTAAATAGCATTCGTATTGTTTGATGCAATCTCATACTGAGTTACACCAGTGGTATTAGATCCTGCGCCATTAAGCCCGATAGGACGAAGACCAAAGGCAGTGTCTTGATTTGCCATTTGTTTTTCCTCTTATCAGAGCAGCCCTAACTATCTGCGAGGGCCACCGAAGGTTACACGGGATTGACGATCTGGTTTAGAAATCGTCATGGTTGAATGTTGGTTTTGAGCCATCAACTCAGAATCAACCGCTTCTACTTGATCCGCATTACGTCTTTGGTAGTACGCATTGCGCTCTTCTGCGGTTTCATCAGGTATACGAGCCAAAACTAAGCCACCTACGCCAAAAACACCTTCATATTTACCTGTATCAAGTACCGGGGCCTCAAAATCAGGATATTCGTCCTTGCGGACCAATTCCCAACCTTCGCGCATTTTTGCGCTTATGTTTTTAGTATCATCAAAACCACGCGTTTCTGCGCGAATCCAACGATGCCGAAAACCATCCGGTGCAGGCGGTGCATCTAACATAGAGGGAGGAGCCCACGGCTTACGCTGCGCCGTTTTCTCTCTCGTTTCATTTGCGCGAGAAGTTCGTTTCACTGTATCTGTCATCACTTACTCCTTCACGTGCTTCGCGTATGCTTCAAGCGGCACTCCCAACTTCTTCGCTATTGCGACTTGGCTAGGGGAGAGTCTAACCTTTTTCCCACTGCTGCGCCCAGATGATCTTGATACCCCAGCAACGGTCTGAGCGGGCCGTTTACTAGCGGTTTTTGCAGGCATGTTGAATTTATCTCCAATACGCCGATCAAGTTCAGTATAGTATTCTTCGGTCGTTGGGTCAAACCCTTCTGCCTCGACCAAACGTTTGTGTATTCCAAAAGCCGCAAAAGTCATGGCTTCGTCTTGCCCAAACCAATCATTTTGCTGGGCCCATTGCTCCGCACGTGCGTCAGGGCGACGCATTTGTTGCGGCTGTTGAGGAGCTTGTTGCGGCTGCGGTTGTGGAACCTGTTGCGCACGAGCTTCTTGCTGCATTTTAGCTTGCGATAGACGATCATTTTCAATCGAAAGAGACGCAATACGTTTATTTGCCTCTACGGCAGCGCTAGTATCCCCAATCTCCATAGCACGAGCTAAAGCCTGCTCCGCTTGGTCCATTTGCGTGGTAACGCGGCTCTCATACTCATTAACATAGCTTGTATCTAAGCTATCAAAACGACTTTTAAGCTGCTCCGCCTCTTGTTGTACGCTTTTAGCGTAACGAAGAGCTTCTTCCTCGCGCCGCTGCGCTTCACGCATTTTTTTAGTCAAACGATCAATACGTTTTTGCGTATTGTTTTCAGCTTTCTGAAACTCATCTTGTTCAGAAACTTCCACAGAAGGCTCAATTTCTTCTTGAGCAGGCGGATCTACCTCAATTTCCGCCTCTTCAACGCCTTCCAGTTCCAATTCAATTTGTTCTTCTTCTGCCATTTCTACCTCTAGTAGTGAAGGATGTCTTCGGGATTACTAATACGTGCAAGAATTTCGTCGTCATTCAAAATTCTAACCTCGCCCCCGTCAATATTAAAACGAGAACCAGAATATCGGGCAAACATCACCCAATCTTTTTCCGCGCACCAAGGTCCGTCCGGAAACTTTTCGGTATCTTTGTACACAAGAGGGCCTGTTTTAAGAACGTAACCGACCTGTGTGGACACTTGGTTCTGTTCTACCACCTGATCGGGTAAGTAGACTCCGGATTCTGTTTTCCCTTTGCCGCGATACGGCAAGATAAGAATGCGCCAACCCGTAGGCGTGGGCATTCGATCTAAAAGAGATCCATCAATGGCTTCAGGGTTAAGTACTTTGGGAGCGTCATACGCGTCCGAAAGATTTTTTACGGCGTCTTGTACGCCAGAGAGGTCAACCTTAGTCAACGCTACGCTCCTGTTTATCTAGCAGGCCCTTGAGTTCCTGTTCCACGTGATTCAAGGCTTCCATATTGCCCATAAGCTCACGATATTGCTCCATCGACTTAACGTTGCCGTACTGCATGAGGTCAACAACGCCTTGTCTACGTTCTTTTATAATGCGAAAAACCGCTTCCGCAATGTAAATCTCGTCCAATTCCTAAAAACTCCCACAAAATCTACCCATTTATAGGAATAATCGGAGAGATATGCAAGAAAAGGTTTAATCTATTCTTTCAAAATGTGGGCCATCTATGAACGGCCTGCGCCCTTGTGACCTGCGGAGGTCAATATAAGCATTCATGGCCTCCTCCATTGTGCCTTCCCATTTACGAATGTCCATAGGGTACGGCATTTCAGGTGTGCCCCACGCGGCCCCCCAACATATAGGAACTCCTAATTGCGTAGCTGCTTCTTTGATAGCATCTGCTAGATCATCATAGACAGACAGTTCCCAACTTGCCCTGCCATTTATATAGGCCATGATATCGAACGCCTTGCCCTCAAGGTGCTTAGACTTCATGGTTTGACTGGCCCCTTTAGCAACTAATTCTTTCTGTTGCTCAATGGTTCTCATGCCCTGCACCACACCAAAGTCTGTCTTGGTCATAGTTATTGCCATCTTCACAACTGCCTGTAGGCCTTCGTCAATCCCCTCAAGCCTATCAAGGCTGCGTCTGCTAAGTTTAAAGCTCATATCATTTCCTCTTAAAAAAGGCTTGCGCCCCGCGCACACCGAAACTGGCTGAAATTGCAATTCCAAGGCTGTAAAAATACCAGTCTGGGGCTTTGTTAAGCTGCTCAAAGCCACGATCAACCCAGCCTTCTGCGCCCGGTATCCAGCATAAAATTAATGGGATCGACAGGACAATTACGAAAAATTCGTCTTTCCAGCTTGATTTTGCGCCTTCTGCCATAATGCGCTCCCAGTCGGCAACGCTTGTCTCTTTTGACAAAAGTATCTGGGCTTTCGCCTTCGCCTCAGTAAGCTTTAGCTCCGCAGCGGCAGCATTCTTATCAGCCTTACCTTGCAGCCACGATCCCGCAAGGTTTGCTATTGGCCCCAATGCGGCGGTAAAGATACTCATTTCTCAGAACCCAGCCAAACAGCAAAGGCTCCT